TCCGCACCGAAAAATCGCCCTCGGCCTCGACAAACGTGATGCGGACCCGACCGAGAGTTTGGGCATCCGCCGCGCGGGCGGTCTCCAGCGCGCCCGGCATATCGGCAGTGAAAACCAGCCGGTCCGGGTCCACGGGAGACGCCGCCAGACCGTCCCGCTTGCGGAACTGCAAGCTTCCGTCGCGCTCCACCGCCTCGATTCCATGCGCCAGACAAAGCGCCTGCAGCCGCGACCGCGCCGATCCGATGTCGCTCACCGAATAGCCACGCACCAGACCGAAAGCCCGCTGGACATCGACGCGGCTCACGTCGGATCGCTGACAGATATCGGCGATTACGCGCGCTAGGGGCTGCGATGTGGCGCGGCCGTTCATCCAATGGCCGCGCTCGTAGTTGTCGCTATCGCTCCACAGGTCGGCGTTCGTGGGAAAGGTCGGAAATGGCCGCGCATCCCAAGCCCAGACATAGCTGCGGTCAACGTCCAGCATCGGCAGACCGGTGAGGACAGAGAGAGGGTTGTTCGCCGCATCCGTCCAGAATTCCCGCATCGCACGCAGATACTGAACTTGCATCAGATCGTCACGCCGCCCGTTCGACGCGCGGGGCAGCCCCGATTCAGATGACTTTAAATCCAGAAACCGATTCGGCTGATTGGCGCCCTTGTCGATCGCGGCACAACCATATTCGGTGAACCGGAACGGTTTGGACTGAGGAATCCAAGCCGTGGAAGCCGCGTTTCGCACTCCCTCGATCCGGTCATGGTGGGTGGATTGCCACCAGGTTTTTAGATCCTTGACCCGGTAAACCCACGGCTCGTCATACGCCCCATCCGTGATGGCTTTGCGCTGCTGGGCGGCTTCGCCTTCGGGCGAGTCGTAAAACCAGTCGAACCCCTCGCCCCCGGCAATGTTCGCTTTCAGATAGTCGACGTTGTGAATGGCCCCCCATGCGGCATCGGCATGGACTTCGCCATCACGCCAATCAGCCAGCGGCGCGTAATTGTCGATACCGATGAAATCAATCGACGCGTCCGCCCACAAAGGATCAAGGTGAAAATAGACGTTGTTACCCGAATGATAGCCAAAGTATTCCGACCAATCCGCCGCATAGCTGATCTTGGTCGCAGGCCCCAGCACGGCCCGCACATCCAACGCCAACTGGCGCAATGCGGCAACGGCTGGAAAACTATCGCCCGCCCCCCGGATCTGCGTCAATCCGCGCATTTCCGACCCGATGCAGAACGCATCTACCCCACCCGCCGCGACGCACAGATGGGCATAGTGCAAGATGAAGCGGCGATACCGCCATTCCGAGGGGCCGGAATAATTGACCCGCGTTCCCGAGAGGCTGAAGTCCGAAACCTCGGCCGTACCGAAGAAATCCTGAACCTCAATGGCCGCTGCCGCCGTCCGGTCAGCCGTGCCGGACCTGCCGGGTGCGGCGTTCAGCGTGATGCGCCCCCGCCATGGCAAGATCGGCTGATCTGCAGCCCCGGTGTAAGGATCAACCCGCCCGTTCCCGTCCAACTGTTCCATCAGAATGAACGGATAGAACATTGCCTCTTGCCCGCCGTCGCGGATCGCGCGGATCGCCTCGATCACAGAGGCGTCCGCCGGAGTGCCGCCGTACACCGACCTGCCTTCAACCTTGGGAACCACCTGCGCGCCCAACCGAGTGGTGCCTGACACCCGCCAAGCCATCTGCGTGCCGTCGCTTTCGGTCTGCTCGACCTTTGGCCGTACCTCGCACAGCCCGCAGCGCAGATCGTCGCCAAACCAACTGACAATCAGCGAAACAAACCCGACATCAGGCAATTCTTCGCGCAACTGAACCAGCGACGTCGCAAAATCGGTCAGACCCGACGCGGTATTGACGTTGGCAGTCCGGTTCGCCCCCGGTCCATCGCCGAAATGCACCGCAGTCATTGCCAACGCATATTCCCCAGTGCCCGGGATCATGCAAACAGCGCGCACCGATGCAGGCAAATCCATCTCGGGCGCAGTCGCCTCTCCCTGTGCACTCCGCACCACCTCGAAGGAAAACTGCGGAACCCGGTTTCCGTAAGCCGACAGGTCAAGGTCTTCGATCACGACGTAGGCAATACCCCTATAAGCCGGTGCCAAAGCGGCCCCCTCAACCGCTTGGATTTTCGGGTCGGGCAATTGGGTCTTGCTGCCTGTGTAAACGCGCAAGTCCAGATCATCGGCCGCAATCTCGATCCCGTCCGCCCAAATCCGGCCAACCCGCGTGATCTCGCCCTCACACAACGCCACCGCCAGACTGACCGAATAGGAATAGCTGGTGGTGCGCGGCTGCGGCGCGCCCTTGCCCCCGCCAGATTGGGTCGTCACCTCATTGAACCGCGTAGCCCAGATCACCTGCCCCGCCACCCGCACGCGCCCCCAAAGCTGCGGAATGGGCGAGCCTTCGCTGGCCCCCATCAGTCGGAACCGCTCGACCCGGCCCATCTCGACCGGTTCCGACCCTGCGCCCAGCACCCGCTGGTCGATCATCCGGCCTACAGTCGCACCGATGGCTCGCCCGACGACGGCACCCGACAGGCCCAGAACCGTCCCACCAAACCCCGCCCCCAGCGCGGCCCCTGCGCCCGCAAGTAGAATCGTCGCCATCAATCATTCTCCTGTGGGAAAGGCAAAGCGGGCAACGATCCGGCGCACCCAGGGCGCAGACAGGGCGGTTTCCAGCACCTGATGGCCGCTGTAGGCGTGAATGAAGGTGGGGGTCGCGCCGACCTGCACCGCAATTCCCAGATGCTTGGCTACCGCCCCCGGCCGCATACGGAACAACAGCACATCGCCCGCCGCTTCATCGTTAATTGGTTTAGGCACCAGCCAACGCTCGGCCGCCGCCATCAAGTCCTCGCGTCCCGAGGGTTCGGACCAATCCTGCGTATAGGCGGGCACGGGTTCTGGCTCCGGCCCATAAACTTCCCGCCAAACGCCGCGCAGCAGCCCCAGACAGTCTGCCCCGGCTCCCTGAACCGATGCCTGATGCCGATAGGGCGTGCCGATCCACGCCCGCGCTGTCAAAACCACCCGGTTGTTCATCTTTGCAGGCTCCCGCCATCATTTTCCTGAGATGAAACAGGGTAGGATGATAGCCAGTCATCCCCCGGAATATGCGGAAATCCCCGGAAATTCAGAAAGTTGCCGAACTTGGAACGACAGGTATCGGCCGTCTTGTCGCACCCCGCCTCCAGCCGCACAGCGTCACCTGCGGTCAGATCGACCCCCAACCCCACCCACAATTCGATAACCCGCAAAGTCCCCTCCAGCCGATCCGACTTGATCAACCCAATCAGTCCAGCACCAACCCCCGACAGGATCACGACCCGTCCACGCTGAAACCATCCGGCCGCAAACGTCGCGGCCCCTGCAAACCGCAGTACGGCCCCCTCCCCGGACGCCAACGGCAATTCCGTTGCTAAGCCCGGTGCTGTCAGATCAAACCCGCACGCCATATCGCCCAGCACCGCAGAACACGCCCGATGATAAACCCGCCCCTGCGGCTGGTTCAGCGCCTCGGTCAGACCGCGCAATTCTGCGCGAAACTCACCGCCCGAACGTACGATCTCGCCAAACGACCCCCGAAATTGCTCGATCCGGGCCTCGACATCCACCCAATTGACCAGCCATGTCCGTACCTCGGCCCCGTCAAACCGTCCTGCCAACAAATCCGCCTCGGTCATCGCCGCATCAGACAGTGCGCCCATCGCCTCCGAATTGTCTACCGCCAGCCCCGTCGTCTGCTGCAACACCCGCGCGCTCATTCCGGAACTGGCCTTGAATTGCAAACCCTCAAACTGCAAATCCCGATCGTGATCGGTAAACCCATAGGTCACTCCGTCGCGCCGCCGCACCGACCAAGCCCGACAAACGGTTGTGACGCCCGTTCCCAGATGCTCGTGTATTCCCATCACACCCGCACCTCGATCACCGGCACGTTGGGCACTTCTCCGGCCTGAAATGACCCGACCGAGGTTTGAATCCGGTCGGTATCAAATCGCACTGGCACATCGAACTCGAACCCTGCCGTGATCAATGCGCCGATATCGGGCGCTGACGCAAAGGTAACGACCCCGGTTGCCGCGTCCACCAAAAACTCCAGCGTCTCGACCTTGGGATCATTGGCCAGCGCCACCTGCACCGTTCCCGCCACCGGCTTTACCATCGGACGGACATAGGTCTGATCCCCCGATACATAGGTTTTCACCAGCGGGAATGTCGTTTTCACCCCGTCCCCCCGCCCAATCGTCTGATCAAATGGGCCCACCTTCAGCGACGGCTTGCAGGACCGGAAATCCGACCAGTCTTTCCATCGAAAACCATGCAACTGCCCGCGCCGCGCCTCGAAAAATGCAATAAGCGCCTCGACATCATCCAGGCTGCGCAAGCCCAAGCCCGCATCATACCTGCGCCGCGAATGGGCCCAAGGCGTGTTCCGCTCTTCAAACCCGTTCGCCAGCGTGACCACCTCGGTCCGCCGTTCCGGCCCACCCATCGACCCGAAGCTCAGGTTGACCGGAAACCGTATATCGTGAAACGTCATCTTCCGGCCCCTACCTGTTGCGCTGCCCGCGCGACAACGCCCGCATCGCTTGTGCTGCAATCTGACTTTGGCTGCGCTGAAATCCCTGCACGTCGGGGGTCGAGATGTTCATCACCACCGTGACGGCCCGCCCCCCGCCGCTTTGCACGCCCAGCCGCCCATCTGCGCCGCGCGCCAGCGGCATGATCGCCTCCGGCCCCGCCTCGCCCATCAACCCGGTCCCGCCGCGCATCGGAAACGCCGTCGCTTGCGCCACCACACCGCCCTTTGCAAATGGCATCACCCGCCCCTGCGAAAACGCCCCACCCGCCGCAAACGGCATCAGCCCACCCAACAACCCGTTCATCCCCTGTGCCAGCGCCCCGCCCAAGGCGCTTTGTACCGGTCGCATGGCCACGTTGTAGACCGTGTCCGCCATGCTGCTAGCGACCGACTTTAGCGCGTCCGACAGTTTCATCCCGTCGAACACCAGCCCGTCGAACGCCCGCCGCAGCCCGCCCGAAAACCCAGAGGAAAGCGCTCCAACCTCGCGCCCGGTAAAGGCCAGACTGTCCCGCATCCGGGCCAACTCGCCATCGAACGCGGCGATCATTCCCGTGGTCCCGGCCAAAGTCGCCTCCAACCCCGCGATCTGGTCCGTCAGATCGTCAAATTCCGCCATCGCTTCGCCCCTTTCCCACATCCGGAAACGCCGCCGCCAACTGTTCCAGCCGCGCCCGCGTCAGCGTCGGGGCGGTGCGATCCGCCCCCAGCATGATTTTCAACTCAACGGGCGACAGCCGCCAGAACACCGCCGGTTCCAGCCCCAGCCCCAGCAACCCCGCCCGCATCAGCCCTGGCCAATCGAGGCTCATTCGCCGGGCAACGCGAACGCCCGCGCCAATAGTTCCGCCGCCGCCCGCGCCGCTTCCAAAGGTCCGCCGCCAATTTCTACTGTCCGCAAGTCGGCCGCCGTGCCCTGCCAGCCCCCGCCACGCAGGCCTGCGACTATCAGCGCCAGCACGTCACGGGTTGAAAACCGTCGCGCCTCAAATCGCTCCACCAAGTCGATCAGCGAGCCCGTTACCAGCGCCGCCTCCAACTCGGCCAGCGCCCCCAGTGTCAGCTTGGCTATATGGCGCTGCCCGTCCAGCACCACCGCTACCTCCCCAGCCCAAGGATTCGCCATCATAGCGCCGTAAAGGTCAGCGCACCCGCCGAGGCCAGCGACAACTCGTAGGTCGCTTCGCCATTGTGATTGCCCGCGTATTCGATCGACGTGATCTGAAACGGACCTTCGACCACGCCAAAACTGGGCACGATCACCTGAAACTCCGGCATTTCGGCGTCAAAGAAAATCTGCCGCGCCCGCTCATCCGTGTTGGCATCGCGAAACACGCCAGACCCCGAGATCGACGCGGTCTTGACCCCTGCGCCCGCCAGCAACTCGCGCCAGCCCCCGGCACTGTCCAGACTGGTCACATCCACCGTTTCCGCATTGAAACTGATCCGCGTGGCCCGGAGGCCCGCTACCGTTTCAAACGATCCATCGCCGATCATGTCGACCTTTATCAACAGGTCCTTGCCGCTCTGCACCGCCATCGTATTTCTCCGTTATGTCCAAGGAAGCCTCCGGTTATCCACCGAGTTGGCAAAAACTACATTTCGACCCGCGCCCGAAAGGTCAGGTCGATCCGCCGGGTGTCACCCTCGCCGAGCCGCCGCGCCTGCGCCCGTACAAATGCCAGATACACCAGTCGCCCCGTAGTCAGCGTCATCCCCGCCCCGACCAGCGCCTCCGAAACCGCCGCGGCTACTATCTTGGCAGCGCGGAACCCCGATACCTTGCTGATGACCGACACTGCCAACAGATGATCCGCCCCGCCGCCCGACTTGTCTGAACGATCGTTCACAACTTCGGGGCCTATCAGAACGAATGTTTCGGGTCCGACTCCCGGCGGAACGGCGTCCAACACCGCCACCCCCGCCAAAGCTGCAAACCCAGTCAATCGCACGTAAACCGCAGCCTGTAACGCCGCCGCCGCTGCATAACTCATGCCGGTTCTTCCTCGCGTGCAAAGCAGGTGAGGTAAGCCCCCGACAAATCGCGCTCGGTCACCGCCAGAACGACAAAGACCCGCACCCCGTCGCGTAGCCGCTGCTCGGGCCTAGGCCGCTGCGGCGACCCCACCGCCGCGCCCCGCACCGTGATGCGGAACCCGACTGTGGCTATCACGACTTCTTCTCCGTCGACTTCACGCCCCGACGACGGTTTGACCTCACCCCAGATCACTCCCAGCGGCACCCAGGAAACCGTCAGGCCCCCGGCCCCATCCGCCGCCTCGACCGGATCTTCCAGCACCAGACGCCGGTTCAACATCACCTTCATGCCGTCCCCCCGCCCAACACCCGCACGTTGCGCCAGCGTTCGATCAGCGCCTGAACCGAAAACGGCAGGCCTGCCACGCTTCCCGCCTCGTGCCGCCGCTCGTAATACTCCGCCGCCAGCATCAGCACCGCCTGCGCCAGATCGGCGGGAACCTGCGCCCATGTCGCGCCAAACCCCGCATCGAACACTACTTCTGCCCGTCCATCAATCGGGACCGTCGGCAGCAGAACCCCGACCGATGCCAACCGGGGCCGGTGCATGTCCGGCACCAACCGATAGCGCGCCGCCGCCACCAGCGTCGACACCCCCGCCACGTCAATCAACGTGACCGAGACGACAGCCGTCACCGGCGCTATCGGCAACGACTGCCCGCTTGCATCGCGCCAATCCTCCAGCGTCAGCAGAAACCTGCGGGCAATCAGGGCCTTGCCGATCCGCTGCTCCACCTGCGCCATCGCCGCGCGCAGATAGCTCTCGATCAACCCATCCTGCATACCGTCATCGGTGAACCCGGTCCCCAACCGGAGATGGTCCTTCAACCCCTGCACCGGCAGCGCCGTGCCTGGCACTGCCGTCTGCTCAATCAACATCATCTGCGCTCTCCAAAGACCCCCAGACTGGGCGCGCGCCCCGCACCATCCTGACGGAGGGGGAGCTGTTACACGGCACGGGAAACCGGCGCGCGCCCAAGGCCCGGACCCTTGCGGGTCCAAGCATCCACCACCCCGGTCAGGAGGTGGCGAATCTCAGCAGCTTGATCGCGGCAAAGTCGGAAACATCGCCGCCAACCCGCTTGGTCGCATAGAACAGGACGTGCGGCTTGGCGCTGAACGGGTCGCGCAGCACGCGCAGGTCGGGACGCTCGGCAATCGTGTAGCCCGCCGCGAAATCGCCGAAGGCAATCGCAAAGGCGTTCGCTGCGATGTCCGGCATGTCCTCGCAGATCAACACCGGATAGCCCATCAACCGCGAAGGCTCGCCCATCGCCAACCCGTCCGACCACATGAACCGGCCGTCCGCATCCTTGATCTTGCGCACCGCCCCTGCCGTTTTCGAGTTCATCACGAACGTCGCATTGGCGCGGTAATCTGCCGCCAGCGCATAGATCAGGTTCACGAGGCAATCGACCGGATTGACCGCCGGGAAATCTCCCGCAGCCCCCGACGGGATGTAGCCAAGGTTGCCCCAGGTCCACGACGCGTTCGCCACCTTGGTCGGCAGCAAAAAGCCCTTCGGCTTGTCCACCCCGTCGCCGCTGACAAACGCCGCCGACTCCGCGCGGATGAACCGCGTGGCGATCTTGCCCGCCAGCCAGCCCTCGACGTCAAACGCCGAGTCGTCCAGCAACCGCTGCGACGCCTTCGGCATCGCTGACAATTCATGCAACCGGATCGAGATTCGCTCAATCAGCGGCGTAGCAGTTTCCGCCTGCGCGCCGGTCTCGGTCGCCCAGCCCGAGCCAACTTCCGACCGGTCGATCAGCACGTCGAACGACACCGCATCCACGTTCACCACATTGGCAATCGCGCGGACGGACGAGGTCGACACCAGCATCGACCGAATGCGATC